TCAGGGCGCAGGTTCTGGGCCTTTGTATCCTGTCTAATCTGTTGCGACTGCGTGGCCACATGTGCAATATGGCCCGCGAGAGGGAGTGACCATGCCACTTGTCCCTGGCCTTAGCCCGTCAATCCGTGAGCCCGCCCCCGAGGCGCCTGAGCTGCCGCCCGGTGAAGAGGTCGTGATCATGGAGGCCGATGAGGCCGCCGATCAGCCGCAGACCGATGACAGCGGCAATATCCTGTCTATCGAACATCCAGATGGCAGCATCACGGTGCGGATTGATGGTCAGCCCCTTGAAGCCGCTGGCGGCAAAAAAGAAACCGGCTGGTTTGATAACCTCGTTGATCAAATCCCACAGATGGAATTGGGCCGCATCAGCGAAGACCTGCTGCGCGGTATCCGCGATGATCTGCAAAGCCGCAGCGAGTGGATTGAAGATCGCGCCACTGGCCTGAAGCTGCTTGGCCTGAAGATTGAAATCCCCAGCCTTGCTGGCGCTGCTGACGGTGCGCCGGTCGAAGGCATGTCCAAGGTGCGGCATCCGCTGCTGCTCGAAGCCGTGCTGCGCTTCCAGGCCAATGCGCGGTCTGAGCTGCTGCCCACTGATGGGCCGGTGAAAATCCGTAACGACGACAATGATCCCAGCCTGCAAGAAGATGAGCTGGCGAATGCATTGGAGCGCGACCTCAACCACTACCTGACGGCGGTGGCGACCGAGTATTACCCTGACACTGACCGCATGCTGCTGATGCTCGGCTTCGGCGGTTCCGCGTTCAAAAAGGTGTACTACTGCCCGCTGCGCAATCGTCCCGTCAGCGAAACGGTTGATGCTGATGATCTGATTGTGAACAACGGCGCGACCGACTTGCAGAATGCAAAGCGTGTCACGCACCGCACGTTTCTGAAGCCCAGCATGGTAAAGCGCCTGCAAATCCTGGGCGTGTATCAAGACACTGATCTCAGCACACCAAACCCGCACAGCCTTGATAGCCTTCAGCGTGAAGAGAAGGCGCAGGAAGGCATTTCGCCGGATGTCATGAACCCTGATGACCGGGATCGTGAAATCTATGAGTGCTACTGCGAGCTGAACATCCAGGGCTTTGAGCATACCTACAAAGGCAAAGAGACTGGCCTGGAAATTCCGTATCGCGTGACCATTGATGCATCTTCAAAGAAGATACTTTCGGTGGTGCGCAACTATGATGAAGACACTGCCGAGCTTCCTGAAGCCCGCAGTAATTTCGTCAAGTACACCTTCATGCCCGGCTTCGGCTTCTACGACATCGGGCTGCTTCATATCCTTGGCAACACGACAAACGCGGTGACGGCTGCATGGCGCGAGCTTTTGGACGCTGGGATGTACGCAAACTTTCCGGGCTTCCTGTTCGCAGACGCAGGCGCGAGGCAAAACACAAATATCTTCCGTGTGCCTCCGGGCGGCGGCGCGCTGGTGAAGACCAACGGCATGCCGATCCAGCAGGCGATCATGCCGCTGCCGTACAAGGAGCCGAGCGGCGCGCTAATGCAGCTTGTGCAGAACATCGTTGAGACTGGCCAGCGCATTGGCGGCGTGAGCGAGATGATGGTTGGCGAGGGCCGCGCTGATGCGCCGGTTGGCACCACGCTGGCGATGATTGAGCAGGCGCAGAAGATTCTGAATTCTGTCCATAAGCGCATGCATGCTGCTCAGGCGCAGGAATTCCAATTGCTGGCCGAGTGCTTCCGCGAGAACCCACAGAGCTTCTGGCAGCGCAAGCGCAAGAATGCCTATCCGTGGGATGAGCAGCGCTTCCTGCAAGCCCTGGACAATGCAGAGCTGGTGCCGCAGGCTGATCCCAATACTGCCAGCCACACGCAGCGCCTGATGAAGATCATGGCGCTGAAGCAGCTTCAGCAGGCGCAGCCGGGGCTGTACGACCCGATTGCGATTGATACGGCGGCCTTGCAGGCCATTGGCTGGAACAACCCTGAGCAATTCTTTGCGTCGCCTGACGCGCAGGGCAAGCCGCCGCCTGAGCTGCTGAAGGCGCAGGCTGAGATGCAGATTAAGAAGCAGGACGCCGACACGAAGGCTATGGAAGCCCAAGCGCGGGCGCAGAAGATGCAGGCTGACACGGCGCTGGAAGCGCAGCAGTTTGAGGCCAATCAGGCCATGCATGAGCAGCGCATGGGCTTGGATGTGTCTAAATTCCATGTGCAGACTGGCCTTGAAGAGCGGGCCATGGGGGCAAAGACCGATGAAGCTATCGCCCGTGAACGCCTACAGCTCATTGACTTGGCGCAGAACCTTGCAGTGCATCCAGAGAGCGCGCCGGTTGTGGCGCCGCTTGTGCGGCCTGCCTTCCAGGCTGTCACGGAGCGCGAGTTAGAGGAGAGGGCGCGGCGGGGTAATCTGCCGCCGCTGCCAGGGCTTGGGGGAGCGTTGCCGCAATGAACCACGATCCGCGCAAAGCTATTCGGCAGGCTATGATGATTGCGCGGCGACAGGCTGCAAATGGGGGGTTCTATGAGAATTTGGGGAGTAACTTGGCTACCCCTAGAACCTTTTATCCCTCTGACTTTTCGGCGCCTACACCCTTTCAACCGCCTGCATTTAATCCAGCGACTGATCCATCGCGGATTGTAAATGAGCGGATGAGGGCTTTGCAGGCAGGGCAAAATACCCCTCAAGATAATGCCTACCCTGATCAAGATACTGGGGGATATGGTTCTGGCGGCGGGGGTAATAGTGAAGCGCCGGGCTCGCAGGGTCCATCTGGTGCGCCCGGCACTGGGAATTTTGGGCAAGACCTTGCTGGCTTCGCACAGGCAGCAGGCCCGGCCTTGGGCGGCATGGCGATTGGCGGCATGATGGGTGGCCCTGTTGGGGCTGCAATGGGAGCAATGGCTGGCCTAGGCGCTATGGGTGCTATGGGTAGCCCTGCTTCTGATCCGAATGCCAATGCTGCTGCTGCTGCTGCTGCCACGCAATCTGATATGGACGCACAGGCGGCGGCTGATGCTGCTGCGGCTGCGGCTGATAATGTCAATTCAATGTCTGAGGCTGCCACTGCTGACGCTGCTGGCCCTGGAGATCAGGGTGATCAGGGTGATCAAGGTGAGGGCGGTCCTGGTGGCCCTGGCGGTCCTGGTGGCGATGGCAATGGCGATGGCGGTGGCGGTGGAAATGGTGATGGTGGCGGTGGTGGCGATGGCGGTGGTGGCGGCGGCGATGGTGGCGGCGGCGGTGGTGGCGGCGCTGGTGAATGGCGCGGCGGCGCCATAGGCAAGGCCGAGGGTGGTTCTGTAAAAGATCGTGATTCGCGCCATGAGTACGAAGCGCATTGTTTTGCAAGCGGTGGCGAAATTGAACCGCCCGAAAAAACCGTTAAGGCATATAAGCTGTTTCGCACCAAGAAAAGCAGCCCCGGCCAGCTTTTCCCTTTGTATGTGAACGCAAACAAGCCTGTCCCGATTGGGCAATGGATTGCTGCTGAAGAAGGCCCGATGCGGGGTGGTAAGGTAAAATCTTCGCTCGGCGATCTTGCCTATCGTCCTGGCTGGCATGCTGGCGATCTTCCAATGGCCACGCACATTGGGAACAAAAGCAGCCCTGATAAAACCAAGCCGGATTACCGGCCCGATGAGCATGTGTGGGCCGAAGTGGAAATGCCTGCCGATGTTGATTGGCAGTCTGTTGCCGATCAGCGGGCCAAGCGCACCAAGAGCGGCGCCATTGATCCAAAGACAGCGCATATCACGGATCAAATTCCGCACGGTGGTTTTTACCGCTACAAGACAAACCCAAATATGACGGGCAATTGGTTGATCAGTGGCGGTTTGAAAGTAAATCGCGTCCTGTCTGATGATGAAGTGAAAGAGATAAATGATCAGGCCGGGGTGGCTGATTTGCCCAGGCTCCGTGATCTGAAGACTTCTGACCGCTATGCCGATGGCGGTCAGATCCCGACAATGAATGCGGCTGAAGATCCCACGGTGCAGCGGGCGCTGAATGTGACGCGCGAATATCAAGACCCCCCAACGAAGCATATTGACGATTGGGCGTGGAAATCTCTTTCTGACGTTCAAAATCGCCTAGGCAATTTTCGCGAAATTCCATCTCATGTTCAGGCTTTTGGAAGCTACATGGATGAAATTGCCAAGCGCGCTGCCAATGAAGGGCTTTCTGCCCGCGATCTGATCAAAGCTTATACGATCACGCGGGCAAGCATTCAGCGCCGGGCCAATGATGTGGACCGTGTGCGCGCCGCCGGGCTTGACCTTCCCAAAAGCTTCACCGGAAAGATCCGCCCCGAAGGCGCCTTCGGTGAGTGGCTGCATACTCGTGCTGGCCAGGATTATCTGAACAGCGCTGAGCGTGGCGAAGTTAATGAGGATGCCATTGCCAATGCCGTCAAGATAATGACGCCATTCGGCAAGCATGAGAAAGACATTCCTGACGCGCTGCGCTGGGCCGCAAGCAATCTGCCCGGCAAAGAGCGGGAAATCTCCACTCTTGTTGCCAATGCCATGCGCGGCGCCAGCGAGCCTGCTGAGTGGCGCGCGATGGCCAAGGATGTGCGAGGCGTTGGCCCAAGCAAAGCAGGCTTCCTTGCCTCTCTGATGGGCCGTGGCGACCAGCCCACGCTGGATGCCCGGCAGATCATAGAGCATACCGGCAGGCCAACATCTGAGGCCCAGGCATATCTGCGGCGCAAGGGCGGTGAAGGCGCCACCGAAGCCGTTGAGCGCCTTTCTGCCCGGCAGCAGGCTATGGACCTGCAATTGCCGGAAGAATTGAAGCCGTACTATCAGCATCTCGCCCACCATGCTGTGTGGGACAAGGCCGCCGATGAAGTCACAACGCATGAAGATGTGATGAACGCCATGCGTGGCGCGGCGCATGGCGGTGCGATTGATGATGGGTCAATTCTCTCCCATCCGGTTGTGCATGCGCTGCGGCTGGCTGGGCTGCCAAAGCTGGGTGATTTGCGGCGCGCTGATGGTGGCAGGATTGGCTACGGTGACGGTGGTAGCCAGGATGATCCCACGGTGCAGCAGGCACTGGACATTACGCGGCAGGCGCAGCCGACTGCGCCGCAGATGGCCGCAACTGTCCAGCCCCAGGCGCAACCTGCGCCGTTCAAACCAACAAAATATAAATTATGGGGCGATGTCCCAACAATCAATCCGCAGGATTTGGTTGGCAAGCGGGTATTCCCGATTTTTGCTGATCTCACCAAAGCTGGCTCTGCATTTAGTGGGATTGATGCGAGTCAGCTTGCAGCCCCAGAGCAGCTTTATGGAGGCCCAGGTTATCCATTGTTGCCGGAAAGCCAAAAGAAGGGGCTTGCCTGGGCTGTTGAAGGTAAAGGTCGTGGTTCTGCAAAAATCCGTAAAGACGCGGATTATGTGGTGGTGTCTGCAATGATGCCATACAGCCATCAGTCAAACGCATCCTTCTCTAATGCGTTGATGAAAAACATGGATGCCTATGTGCGTGACAAAAGGCTTGCACCAGAGGCTCTTGGACAAATTGATGATATGATCCGCAGGCCGACAGAGCAGGCGGATTTGCAAGGTCTGCAAGATTTCCCTGGCTTTGCACATCCAGAGGCTGAAAATTTTTTGCGCGGCATTACTTTTGAGCAAAGAAAAAGAATTTCTAATGTGCTTGCCAGTAAAGAAGCACAAAACCTTGGCGCACCAAACATTGACAAGATTACACGCGAAACATTGGATCCAGAATTCTCTGGTGTTCCAAGCCGTCACGGGATGTTTCTTTTGGAAATTCCAAAAGGCACGGAAGACCAACAGCTTGTTAATTTGAAGAAAGCTGGTTTGCCAGAGCATCCAAGCTATGAATACGGCATAAAGGGGCGGATTGTTGGTAAATTCCATCATCCAGTAGCGCCTGAAATATTGTTCAAGGATTGGTTTGATAACGCCAATGAAGAGGCAAAGGGTAAAGCGAAATCAAATATTCGGCGCGCCTTCGATTTGGCAATGCCTGTTACCACAGTCACCCAAGAAGTCGCGGATATGCTTCCGCGCCATCCAAGAGACATTCAATCAGGTAAGGCTGCGCGTCTTGCGTTGAACGCCTTCAATGATCAGTGGATGCATA